CTTCGCCATATACTTCATCATCAGATGTGAAGGCTAACGTCATAGCAACTGCTTTTTGTAAAGACCACCCCTTACCTTTGTGCGATGACTCGCTAACTAAGTGCTCGATGAGGCTTTCTTTTGATTTTCCTACAACATCTATTACAACTTCGTTGTATATACCGTGTAATTTACCTATGTGTGTTATCATTTTCGCATAAGACCATCTGTTAAGCCCTTCTCCAAATAAAAGTGGAATGATTGATAATGCATCCTCGTTAGATGATTTTTTAATTAACCTCTCCATGTATGATTTCTTACCATAACCGTATACTTCGTGCGCACTAGCCAAATCAGAATAAGATATTTTCATAGAAAAACCTGCCATCTGTTTGGTCTAGGGTGTGTGGCTACCCCGTAGTATTCTTTAGTTAATTCTAAAACTCTTAACATAGTTATGCCTGTTTTGTATTTTTTACCCATGAGATAAATACAATCTAACATTAAACTACTGTTAGACCTTCTACAATCCCAATCTTCGTGTCTGCTTATTCTATGGTATAACCTAATACCCTCCATAACCTGCTTAGGTTTTAGTCCAAAAAGTAGCCCCAATTCATACCCTGCGTTGTCTATATCAGACATCACCGACTCTCCTTGCCAAATCTTGTGCTCTCTCCTGTAACACATTACTTGTTTGTGAATCTCTTAACACATCTGTGGCTGCTTGCATAGCATCTACACCACCGAACTTATCATACGACTGTGCTATCTCTTCTTCTGATAAGTTGTTATACACGTAAGGCATTTTTTCTTGAAATGTATCTAGTTCACTCACGGTGTTTCCAAAGCGACCACCTTTTGGCTCTCCTTGCGCTCTAAATGCACCCGCACCTCCTACATCAACATAGGTAAGGGAACCATCAGGTCTGCGTAGCACGTTATCCAATTCTCGCCCTAACACATCCCAATTTGCTATCAAAGCATGTGGCACTACATCTTCTCTTAGTTTGGATGAATCAAGGTGAGGAAGAATAGGTTTAGCACCTTCTTCAAAATCAGTTATCATAGTCGGGCGACCAAATTCTTCTGTCATCTCAGCATTAGGTACTCCAACACCAAGTTCATGTAAATAACGGTTCATATCATACTCATTATTGATGTGTGCTTCGGGATTTCCGCTTTGGAAAGCACCTCTTTTCACAACAACTCTTTTACCATTAGGTAGTGTTCTTAACATCGCTCCTGTAGAGCCTCTTAATCGAACTTCTTCCTTAAGAAACGACCATGCTTTTTCGATAGAACTCATTCAAAATACCCTCCTATTATCAAGTCTAGTAAGTTAGTGTCACCCGATGGTTCTATTTTATGTTTACGAGGTACACAAGATTTACACCTCACTCTCAATCTACCACGCCCACTTTGTATGAAGTTTTTATTACATTTTACACAGGTATAATTTCTAATTACTTTCTGTTCTTTGATTAATTTCTGACACGCTTGGCATGTTTTTCTATCTCTACCCTTGATTTTTTGCTCAAATTCCCGACCACAACTTACACACTCATAAGTGCGCTTTATAAGTGTGGATTTACACTTATTTTTCTTCATGTGTAATTCTCCCTTCTATTCTATTTTTGAAGGTGGTATCAATGGTGTGTAAAGGAATTATTTTTACGTTAAGTAAAGAATCGCCACTACGTTCAGTCCAAGTCATATCAGATAAACGCTCGATTATGTCTTTCACATGCGTTATGTTCTTTCCATTGTTCTTCATCCAATCATCGGCATTTTGTGCATTCATCACCGCTTCAGCAATACGATTGTATGCTGCTATACCCAAAGGTCCGATTCTATCTTCTTCGTTTGGGACTAACATACCGACTATCATATCCAACAAGACACTCATTTGTAACTTAGGGGAAACTTTGTGTGGCACTCTTTGCCTGACTGAACTGCACTTTCTGTAACCATACCCTTGTGTTTTTCCCCCTAGATTGTCTTTATCTGTTGTAATGATGACAGATGCGCCTGTGTTCATATCTTGGATGTATAAACGTGGATTTGAAAAATATTCTTCATCATTGTCGTGTATTGCTTTTTCTTTTTTGGTTAAGATGCTTGCAATTTTAGATAGTGCTTTACCTGAGCCATCTGTCCATTCATCGTTCATTAGAACCACCTCGTACTATCTTTCCATATCTGCTATTGTTACCTGCCCCATTATATTCTCTTCCACAAATCCTACACTTGGGTTCGCCCAAAACTTTAGGGTGATTTAATCCACACAATCTAACTTCTTCACTATCCATTTTTCAACCTCTTTATTTCTTCTTTCTTTTTTCTAGCACATCTAGCACAATTCTTAATCCATGGGCTTATCGAAGTATTAATCACCTTTCTTTTGCATGTGATACAAGACCTGTAGTTTTCAGGTTTTAGTTTCATCTTTCGCTTCACTCCTTTCATTAATTTCTCTTTCTTCTTTCGCTTTGTTAATCGCCATATTCAAAGCAGTTAGCATTTCTTCTGCTTGCTCAATTGATACACGGAAACCATGTCTAGTGTGTGTCTTTTCTCCATCGTTTCTGTGCATGTTGTGTATTCTCATGTCAATCCACATTCTGTTATAATATTCTACGGTGGTGAGAACCACATGTCCTTTACCGTCTTTCCACTTCCCTTCCATGCTTACAGTGCGCCATATTTCACTCATTCAATCACCTCTTCACATTCTTTACATACACCGTTCAACTTGTTTATGTCCTCTAACAGATAAACACGTCTGCAACTTAAGCAATAGGCTGCATTTGGGAATCTCTTTGCTGCATGAGTTTTCTGTTCTATTGCTTCAAAATAATTAGGGTAGCGAATATGACCCAAAGCCCCGTTGTGTAAATCACTCATTCAACCACTTCCCATGTTACTCTTTACTTCTTTAATGTCCATTCCATACTCAGGATGCTCTTCAGGTAAATGCTTACTTCTTTTCTCCATCATGTTAGAAATCACCTTAACGATGTTGCTCGCTGCTTTGTTAAATCTTTGTTCAGCCACCTTATCATTAGAAGGCACACCAATCATTCTAATCCCATCAATGGTTTCATGAAAAGTTCCCTCTACCCTTGTAACCATTATTGCTTTCAGTATCTCATACTCAGCGTGTTTTACACTCTTGAATCTCATTCAATCATCTCCTTCCATGTCTCCGGTATACCTAATCCTTGCTCAAGTGCTTTCATCAGTTCAACATGCTCGTAACCACGATGAATCATTTCATCCAAAGTTGAAAGAACATCGTGTTGCTTCTTGTTCTCTTCACGCAACCGCTTGACTACTTCCATCAAACACTCAGTATAGAGTCTCTTATCGGTAGTCATTTCATTTAAACTCCCCTCTAAGTAATCCAATGCCTGTTCGATAGAATTGTGGAAGGTCATAATCTCTCCCTTATTATTCATAACCTTTTGAGTTACTATATTGTATTTGTCAATCATTCAATCAACTCTTCACCAATAGATTTCAACCATTCATTATAGTCATGGAACTCTCCATTGGAGTCCAAACCCATAATGTATTCAAGCGCCAAATCCAATCTGTAATAGGCAGCGTGTGTTCTCTTGCTCATGTCCCAAAACTTGTAAAATCGGTTGGCCTTTTTCGCCAAGTAATCAATAATTTCTCGGTGTTCTTCGTCAAATACCGCTATCGTTTCAGTACCCTCATCTGTGGATTTGAACAGCGTAACTGCGCCATCCAAGTCATCAATATGATACGTTTCTTCCTTCATTCTTGCATCACCTTCTCGCTACATTTCTTACATGTTCTTTTGTCTCTATATGTACGCCATATTGGACCGTAAGAACCACACGTAGTACAAGTTTCTATTGTCCACTTACTCATGCTGTCACCTTCTTCAACCCATAATACCCTTCACCGTTATACACTAAACCAACATATTCACAGTAGCATTCTTCAGTACAGAACCCCCTAGTCCCAACAGGTAAATCTTCCACTTCGTATATGTATTCTCCATTACAATTAGCACATTCATTCATGGTCGCTCATCTCCATACGCTGTGTATATCTCTCGCCAAACATTGGCACACATTACTGCGAACTTGCTGTTCTTTATCGACCTCTTGAAATTACCATATTCCATGTCATCTATGTAGTTGTAAAGCACTCCTACAAATTCGCCCTTCGATAGATTTAATCTGAAAGGATAATCTGCATTCTTAAGTACATAGATATTTTCATCTCCGAAGGTATCTGTTATGTGTTTTCTTCTTCTAGCACGTATCAACACATGTTCATCTAAGTCTCTATGGTTTACCACACTAAAGAATCCGTTTGATAGAAACAACCACATTCACTCTTCCTCCTGTTCACAGTAAGCAATCATAGCACTACAAGCCCAATTTGGAATGCTTGTGTTCATACCTTCTAACCATAAAGAATTAGTTTTTACAGTCGGCCCACTATTGTATGTAATTGTATTGTTGGAGTTCCTCAACGCATATGGGTTGTGTGCATCCTCACTTTCCATGTGTTTATCTATCAACTCTTCGTTAAACGGGGTAGTCCAATAGATAAAGAAACGGTCAATCGCTTCCCCATTGGGTAGTTTATCCATTGTCACCCCACAAACATCTACACGCATTCTTTCATTCATTTTCATTTTCTTAGTAGGCATATATTCCTTATGCTCTTTTCTTATTTCTCTTTTTCTTCCATACCATGTATAATCTATCCCATGTCTCATTTTTCCTCACCTCTTTTATTCCATTCATTCATTTACTTTTGCTCCTTCGCTTGTTTGTTACACAATATCTCTATCATTTTGCTTTGTTTTTCCATTATCTCTATCATTTTATCCATTCTCCTTTCTATGTTGTTATATCTCGCATTCATTTTTCCTTCATTCATCTTTACTCATCTCCACTCCACTTTTTATCATTCTCTTTAGGTGGCCTAGACGGTATTCGGTAGCATTCTCCGCAATTTGCTGCACATAATCTTCAAGATACCACTCAGGCATCTTTGGTTTTTCACCACAATTCTCGCAAACCATATCACCCAAGACTACACTATCTAACACGTAATCATCCATAATTATTTTTCCATCTACATTAAAAACGATATAATTTCTACGTTGGAAATCTTCGTTTGCTTCTTTTGTTAACGACCACCTTATATTGCTACACCCGCAACTAGCACCCTGATTATAGTTAGTATCTCGACCTTTCCAATCACAAAAGCATTCAGTGAAAAACTCTACTTCCGCTTCACCCCTGTGTTCT